TTTATCATTATAGACGAGTTTGACGGAAAACCGCTAAGAGCATTTAGTATCAAGGCATCTGCACTATTGTTTCTTGAGAACAGGCCTAACTGTAAGTTAAAGGTTATTCCTAAAGCAAATGTCGTGCCAGAAATGACACAATATGAAGAATGTTTATTTTAAGGGGGTTATATGAAAGTTAGGAACTGGAGTAAATTTCAACATTTTAAGAACAAAACATCTATGGTTTGGTTCAAGGTTTACGGTAGGGACATTATCAATGACCCAGACTGGCACGAGTTAAGTTCAGATCAAAAGGCCACACTTTTTGAACTTTGGTGCTTGGCTTCTGAAAAGAACGGTGAACTTCCAGATCTCAAAAAACTATGCTTCAGATTGCATAAGGATAAAGAGTTTGTCCAGAATATGTTAATCACTCTAAACTCTTGGTTTGAAAGCGACTCAGCCAATTCTATATACGGTGAGTATACGGAGTATGCTAGAGAGAAGAAGAGAGAAGAAGAAAAGATAGGATATGAGAAGATAGAAGATAAGAAGATAACCTTTATAAAGGATATAGCATGAATATTTATGAATTTATCGGTCACTTTGAAAAATCTTATAAATCTGGCAAAGACGAATACCAATGTATCTGCCCAGCCCATGACGATAGAACAGCATCGCTAGGGGTAAAAGAATTGCCAGACGGTAGAATTTTAATTAATTGCTTTGCAGGATGTGCAGCCAATGATATACTTGGTGCTATTGGATTAACTTTTGATGATATTATTCCTCAGCGTATTGGTGATTTTAAGCCAGTATCAAAACCATTTAATCCGTATTCTGTTTTAAAATCTATCTCTAATGAAACATTGCTTGTGGCATTAGCGGCTATTGATATTGCTAATGGGAAAAAGCTACCACTAGAAGATCACGATAGGTTAATGGTAGCATCACAAAGATTAAGAAAGGCATACGATTTATGTCATTAGAAGATAAAGTACAGAGCCTCATTGTTGATGAGGATAAAATTAAAAATTATTTTTTTAGAAGGGATAGTGATGAATACCGTAAAATTAAAAGTCCAGATATTTTTATTGAATCTACTATTGGATACTTCTCTGGCGAGATACAAAGCGGTGCGTATCTACCGTTTGATAAAGCAGAAAATTTCAGACTTCGTTTAGGTGAAACTACAATCTGGTCGGGGTACAGCGGGCATGGTAAAAGCATGTTACTGAGCTATGTGACCCTTAAGCTGATTGAAAACTACAAGGTCATGATTTGTTCTTTTGAGATGTCTTGCAGAAGTACATTGGCCAGATACATTCGCCAGTCAGTAGGTACTAGCGAGCCCACAGAAAGTGCGATCACCAAATTTTGCACAGACTCAACTGGGAAATTATTTTTGTACGACCAGTTAGGCAGCACAAATCCTACAGCAGTATTATCTGTTATCTACTACGGAGCTGAGCAATTAGGTATACAGCATTTTGTAGTGGATAGTCTTATGAAGTGCTCTATTAATGAGGACGATTACAATGGCCAGAAGAAGTTTGTTGATCAACTTTGTATCGCTGCACGAGATTTAAATGTCCACATTCACCTTATCGCACACAGCAGAAAAACAATAGACGAAACCACACACACACCAAGTAAGTTTGACGTGGCAGGTTCTGCGACAATAACTAACCTTGCAGATAATTGCGTTTCGGTGTACCGTAATAAGAAAAAAGAAAAAGACTTAATGGAAGGTAAACTTTCTGAGGAAGATGCAAGGATTGTTCCAGATGGATTTATGGCTGTGAACAAACAAAGGCATTTTGAATGGGAAGGATCTATACCATTATGGTTTCAACCAAAATCATTAAGATATAGGGACAAGCCAATTTGAATTATAAAACAACTGAATGGTTTAAATGTTTTGACATTGATGAAGAAGGAAAACTTTTATCACCTACTGAATGGAAGGTAACATTAAAAAATGGAATGGTTTACAAATCTAGTAACTGGAGCAAAAAATATGAGGATAACGAAACACAACATATTGTCAGCAGTAGCAAAAATACATCGTCATGATTTTGAAAAAAATGGTGATTTAGAACTTGGTAAATTTAAGAACAAACGTTCTAACTCTCAGAACGATTTGTACTGGGCAATGCTTAAAGAGCTAAGTGATTATACTGGGTACTCAGATTTAGAACTTCATGATATGTTTCGTTTTAAATATCTGTCTGAAAAGAAAACAGTTGCAGGATCTGAAATCTATGCTATAAAGAGTACTACGTCTTTAAATGTAGATCAGTTTGCAGAATACATTCATGACATTCAACGATTTGCAATTGGATTAGGATTTCATTTTAATGAACTACAGAAATAAAAAAATACTTAATCTTGCTAGAGATGCTCCATGTGTATTATGTGGATCAAGTGACGGAACAGTTGTTGCTGCACATTCAAATCAATCAAGGGATGGCAAATCAATGTCCATGAAGTCAAACGATTATAGAATCGCATACCTTTGTTATCATCATCATTTTATGATTGATAGTGGAAAATTAAGCAGAGAAGAAAAAGTTGAGATGTGGGAAGATGCACATCGTAAAACAATTGGCTGGTTATTTGATAACGGACATCTGGAGGTAAAGTAATGTTAAGGTTTATTGTAGGCATTACTGGTTTTATGTTAGTGCCATTCTTAATTCCATTTGTAGCAATTGAAGCAGCTTATAAATATATTAAAATTCATATTATGGAGGATGATGATGGGTAAGGGATCTGGAAGAAGGCCATTATTAATTTCTGAACAAAAAGCACAAGATAATTGGGATAAAATATTTAAAAAGAAAAAAAATAGTCATGACGTATCACCACACGCTTATGAATACGAACTGAATAAATCTAGTGGAAACGTAGAAAAAAGATTTTTAAATGGAATAAGTAAACCTAACGAGGAACAATTTAATGGCAATGTCACCGACACAAGTAGCACTAGCAAAGATGAAGAGGGAAAACTACCCACTAGTACAGATAGTGGAAACATTTAATTTTCATGCTGGTGTACGAAAAGACCTCTTTACGTTTATTGACATCCTTGCTATAACTGAAGAGGGTCAAGTAGTAGCGGTGCAGGTTACATCTAAAAGTAATATGGGCTCACGAATAAAAAAAATAGCTGACAGCGAATCTGTTAAGTATGTACGCAAGGCAGGATGGAAGATACTTGTTTGGGGTACATATAAACAAAACAATCGTTGGCAAATAAAAGAAGTGGATGTTAGTTAATGATTAACAATGAAACAGATCATAAAAGATTTTTAGATTTTTTAGAGAAAAGCCAAGAAGGTGTTTGGATTATTGCACAATGGTTAAATAATCTTGGCCATGCAGTAACTGTTAATCCAATTAAAAGGTCAAAGCATTACAAAGATTGGAAAGAAAATGTTGATGATGGTGATATGTATATATCAAAAGATAGTGAATTATTAAAGCGAGTTGAAGTAAAAAATCTTGGTGCAAGTTTTACCTGTGCAGAAGATTGGCCATATAAAGAACATTTTATGGTATGTGCACAATATTCTTATGATTATTCAAATCCAAAACCATACGTTTATATTTATTTAAACAAAGAAAGAACTCACGTTGCTATTATTAAAACAGAAACAAAAGAGCATTGGATTGTTAAAAGTTATAAAGATAAAAGATATGAAGATGTTAAACAAAACTTTTATATATGCCCAATTAAATACGTTAAGTTTATGTCATTATGAATAACAACTCTAAAGTACAAAAGTTATATTTAGTTGATGGTGAAAATATTAACGTTACTAAATTAAGGCAATTAATTATTGAGGCTATAAGTGACGAAAGAATAACATCAACTGAAATAGCAAGAAGAATAAATGCAAAGTATAACAATATAAAAGGTGCTATTACAACAATGGTTGCATATCGTATGTTAAATTCTAGTGGAACAAAAAGTCAAACAGTTTATTATGTAAACAGTCCATGTTTATTACAACAAATATTTCATCCAGAGCCAAACTTTGAAGGTCGGATTAAAAGTATATATAAACATACTGAAAATAAAGATAAACACAATAACTTTAGAATGCAACACGCTGAAAGTTTTAACGCAAGTGCATTATATTATATAAAGGATTAGCATGAACCCATTAACAGACGAACAAATATTAAAAGCATTTAAGGTCAGCATTGGAAATTTAGGTGGCCTGTCAACTATTGATCAAGTATTTTTATTTGCAAGATTAATTGAAAAGGAATTATGTAAATGACAATGGATCATTTACTTGATTTATTAAAGGCATGGTCTGTTTACATGAAACAGAGTACATCAAAACAACTTGGGTATCCAACAAAGTCATCTGGTATGTATGGTGGTGGAACGAGTACTTCGTTTGATGAGCTTTATGAATCTATGACATCTGATCACGTTAGAACTATTGACGCTATAATACATTCATTACCAGAGAGGCAGCAGAATGCTGTGTATCATAGATACTTAGGATCAAAGGCAGAAGTGTTGCAAGATTACCACATGAACCAAGCATTAGATAACCTTTTAACTATTGCTACACGCAGAATACCTAACTAGAACTTGACATCAATAACATTTGGTGGTATAATCTGGGGGTTGGGATAATTGTATCTATTACTTTCGTACTCAACAACCTCCGTTGTTTATTAGCCCACGTTCTGTGGGCATTTTTTTAGTAAAGTGTATGCAAGTATCTATTTGTTCTGAGTGCGGCCAACCGTTTGACACTACAGGCTATAATATTTGTCTAGACTGTACAAGCCTAACTCATTTTAAATTAAGGATACCTAATGAAGAAGCCAACAACAAAAGCAGGAAAGATGAAGAAGGTAGCAAAGGTGATGGGTGAATATAAGGCTGGTACACTTCATTCTGGTAAGGGTGGCAAGGTAGTTAAATCTAAAGCTCAAGGTATTGCTATTGCATTAAGCGAAGCAGGCATGAGTAAGAAAAAGAAAAAGTAATTTATACAATAAGGGGAAAATAATGCCAAACGTTAATGGTAAAAAATTTAGTTATACAAAAGCTGGTGTTGCAGCTGCAAAAAAAGAAGCTAAAAAGACAGGCAAAAAGATGGTTGCTGAACCTGCAAAAAAGGGGATGAAAAGTGGCTACTAAAATTGGACTTTATGCCAACATCGCAGCAAAGAAAAAACGTATTGCTCAGGGTTCTGGCGAAAAAATGCGTAAGGTAGGATCTAAAGGTGCTCCTACAGCTATGGCATTTAAACAAGCTGCAAAGACAGCCAAGCCTGTTAAAAAAGCAAAGAAATGAAAGGCGTTAAACATTACTTGCCTAATGGTAAAGAGTGGACAGGTGCTACTCATAAAATGCCTAGTGGCTTGTTTACAGGTAAAGAACATAGTAAGACTTCTGTAAAACTTTTACACTATAAAAACATAAAAGCGAAAAAGAAATGATTAAGAAGGGTAAAGAAACATTCTCTGGAGTTAATAAGCCTAAGAGAACTCCAAACCATCCTACTAAAAGCCATGCAGTATTAGCTAAGGTAGGTGACAAAGAGAAACTTATCCGTTTTGGCCAGCAAGGTGTTAGTGGCGATAAAAAAGATACAGCAAGATCTAAATCATTTAAGGCAAGACATTCTGATAATATAGCTAAAGGTAAGATGAGTGCAGCTTACTGGGCTAACAAAGTAAAGTGGTAAACATTTAACAACAAAGGTAATGACCCAGTAATGGAGTTACAATCATGGCAGAGAGATTACGCAAAAGACATCAAGAAGAAGTAAGGACTAAGATTCAAACCAGTCAGCTCGTAAATGTTCTTCAAAATCATGCACTTGGCTTGACTGAAAATGAGATTTCAGCAACAAGAATGAAAGCAATTGAGCTACTATTGAAGAAGAGTCTACCAGATTTATCTTCTACTGAAATTACAGGCGATGCTGATCAGCCAGTATCCATTAAAGTTATAACAGGCATAGATGTCTGAAGAAATTGAAACAGTTTACGATGACGAGGACATAGTATCTACCGATTACATACCTCGTGCTCCACAGAAGTTGATTCACCAAATGGTGAAGGACAACAGGTTCACAGTAGTGGTGGCTCATAGACGTATGGGCAAAACTGTATCAGCTATAAACCAGTTGATACATTCATCGCTACTGTGTGATAAACCTAATCCAAGATTTGCATATATTGCTCCAACGTACTCACAATGTAAACGTATTGCATGGGATTACTTACTTAACTATACAAGGCCACTAGGTGCTATTGCTAACATAGCGGAGTTAAGAGTTGATTTCATGGGTAGACGTATTTCATTGTACGGAGCAGACTCACCAGATTCTCTTCGTGGCATCTATTTAGATGGTGTAGTAATTGATGAGATTGGTGATGTAAATCCAAGTATATTTAGTGAAGTTGTACGACCAGCATTATCTGATCGGTTAGGTTGGGCAATGTTTATTGGTACACCTAAAGGTAATAATCATTTTAAAGATTTAAGAGATCGTGCTAATAAAGGTGACGATCAATGGAAACTGTTAGAGTTTAAAGCATCTGAAACAAAGTTATTAGATGCAAATGAATTGGTTTCAGCTAAAAATGAAATGGGTGATGATAAATACAATCAAGAGTTTGAATGCTCATTTAATGCAGCAGTAGAAGGTTCATACTATGGCCAGATCATTAATGACTTAGAAAAGAATAACAAGATAACATCTATACCTAGAGAAGAACTAGCAAAAACATATTGTGCATGGGACTTAGGTATATCAGATAGCACAGCAATTTGGGTAGCACAAGTAGTAGGTAAAGAAATCAGACTTGTAGATTTTTATGAAAATCATGGACAAGGATTAGATACTTATGTTGCTTGGTTGCGTGATAATGGTTGGATTGGTGCTGTACAGTTGTTACCTCATGATGTAGAAGTAAGAGAGTTAGGTACAGGTAAATCTCGTAAAGAGATGTTACAAGATGCAGGACTAGAGATCACAGTAGTAAAAAAACTACCAGTTGCAGATGGAATTCAAGCAGTACGCAGATTACTTCCTAGATGCTGGTTTGATAAAGACGTTAAGCAAGGTATAGATGCATTACGAAACTATCGTAGAACATATGATGAGAAGCGTAATGTATTCTTTGATACACCACTACATGATTGGTGTTCACATTCTGCTGACGCATTTAGATATTTAGCAATAGGCTTAGATGAAAGTGGTTCTGATTGGGGTCAGCCCTTAAACGTAAATAACAAATGGATAGTATAGATGATTGATATTAACAAATTAAAGACGATTATTGAATCTGAAATAGATGACTCATTAGGTTATCTAGAAACAGATACTACAGATGAACGTCAACAGGCACTAGAATATTATTTGCGTGAACCATACGGTAACGAAGTTGAGGGTAAATCAACTATTGTTACAGGTGAAGTTGCAGAAGCGGTGGATGGTGCATTGCCTCAGTTGATTCGTGTTTTTACCTCTAGTGATAATGTTGTAGAATTTGCTCCAGCTAAAGATGGTGACGAGTTAAAAGCTGAACAAGCCACACAATTAGTTAATCATGTATTCTATAAAGATAACGATGGATTCTTAATCCTTCATAATTGGTTTAAAGATGCATTGCTACAAAAGACTGGTGTTGTAAAAGCATACTGGAATGATGCACTAGATGTTACAAAAGAAAAGTATGAAGGCCTATCAGATGATGAGCTAATGATGCTTATGCAAGATCCAGAAATAGAACTTATATCACAAGAAATTATTGAAGAGTCAACAGTAGATGAACTTACTGGCCAAACAACATTCAGCAAATCTAATAACGTTACATTAAAACGCACAAAGAACAGAGGAAAAATAGTTGTAGAGAATGTTCCTCCAGAAGAGTTTTTAATATCTAAACGTGCTAAAACAATTCAAGACTCACCATTTGTAGCACACCGCAGAATGATTACTCGTTCTGAATTAGTTGCTATGGGTTTTGACAAAGATCTTGTAGATTCTTTAGGATCTGGCGATACTTTAGAGTTTAGTCCAGATAGAATTGCTCGTTACTCTCGTGGTGAGCAACCTAACAGCATGGGTTCACAAGATCAATCTATGGAAGTGGTAGAAGTTTACGAATGCTACATTAAAGTTGATTATAATGAAGATGGTATTGCAGAGCTTAGACGTATTGTGTATGCATCTAATGAAATTTTAGAAGATATGGAGTGTGACTATGTACCATTTCATTCAATCTGTCCAATACCAATTCCACATAAATTCTATGGCCAATCATTAGCGGATCGTACTTTAGACATTCAACTTATTAAGTCTACAGTTACTCGTCAAATGCTAGATAACTTATATTTAACAAATAATTCTAGAATTGCAGCTGTAGAAGGCCAAGTAAATTTAGATGACTTACTGACATCAACAGCAGGCGGTGTAATTCGTGTTAAAAGTGCAGGTGCACTTGTACCGTTAACAGTACAATCAAGTGCATCACAATCATTCCCTATGCTAGAATACTTAGACGGTATACAAGCTAAGCGTACTGGTGTTAGTGATGCTCAACAAGGATTAAATCCAGATGTATTGCAAAATGTTACAGCCGCAGCAGTTTCTGCAATGTCAAATGCATCTTATGGTAAGTTAGAACTTATTGCTCGTATATTTGCAGAAACAGGCGTTAAGTCATTATTTAAAGGCATTCTACAATTACTATGCAAGTATCAAGACACAGTAAGAACACTTCGTATTAATGGTAGATTTGTACCGTTTGATCCTCGTGAATGGGATACAGAATACAACGTTACAATTAATGTAGGCTTAGGTACTGGATCACGTCAAGAACAACTAGCTACTATGCAAATGATTTTAGGTAAACAAGAGCAAATCTTACAGGCTTATGGTGTAAGCAATCCTCTTATCTCATTAAAACAATACAGAGATACATTGGCTAAGTTTGTACATATGGCAGGGTTCAAAGATGCTACAGCGTTTATGAATGAAATTACTCCAGAAGTTGAACAGCAAATTATACAACAAGCATCACAAGAAAAACCAGACCCAAATACTAGGGCAGCTGAAATCTTGGCCCAAGTTGAACGTGAAAAAGCTCAACTTAAATCACAAACTGAAATGGCTAAACTTCAATTAGAGAAGCAACAAATGGAATTAGATAATGCTCGTAAACAATTAGAATTACAAATGCAAGCATTTAAAATTCAATCTGACGCTACTAATCAATCAGAGATGACTCGTAACTCACAAACTAAAACAGTTATAGATACATTAGAAAAGTTTAACAAAGCTCAAACAGGACAATAATGCAAGATAAATTAGCTGCAATTAAAGCGTTATTACAAGATCAACATTTTCTTGATGTAATGGAAGAGTTAAAACAACAACACATTAACACCATTGTATACTCTCACGATCAAGATAAAGACATAAGAGAACAAGCATATCAACGCATAGCTTGTTACAACGAACTCATGGCTCACTTAGAATCAATCGCTAAAACTGGCGAAATTAAAAGTAAGTCGTGGAAAATATTGTAGACAATTCTACATTTGGTACACCTCCCATAGAGGTAATATAGGAAATAAAAATGAGTGAAACAACCATGACTCCAGAAAATTCTGGAAGTGGCACGCTTACTGTAGGTCAAGCAGCCAATGCTTTTGAAGGTCTAATGAACACCCCAGCTAACTCTACGGAGCAATTAGAAGGTGAACAAGAAACTGAACAAGTAGAAGCTCAAGAAGCAGAGCCACAAACTGAAGAAGTAGAAACAGAAGAAGGCGAAGCTGAAGAACAAGAAGAAACAGAAGTTGAAGAAGAGGAACAACCACGCTACAAGGTAAAAGCTGCTGGCGAAGAAAAGGATGTTACCCTTGATGAATTAATTAAAGGTTATCAACTTGGTGCTGACTATACGAAAAAAACTACTGAAGTTGCTGAACAACGTAAGGCTGTTGAAGCTGAACGTCAAGCAATTGAAGAAGCCAAGTATGCTCGTGATTTGTATGCTCAACGCTTGCAAGCTATGGAGCAATTCATAGTATCACAAGCACCACAAGAGGATTTAGCTTCTCTAAAGGAAAACGACCCTATAGGATATGCAGTCAAAGTGGCTGAACTTTCTGAAAAGAAAGAACAACTCCAAGCTATAAGAGCAGAGCAGGATCGCATTGCACAAATGCAACAAGCGGAACAAGCTCAAGCCATGCAACAAAGAGTTGCTCAAGAAGCACAAAAATTGACTCAAGTTCTACCAGAGTTTTCAGATCCAACCAAAGGCGATAACCTCAGAAAAGAGATTCGTGCTTATGGTCAAAGTTTAGGATTTACAGATCAAGAATTATCTTCGGTCTATGATTCTAGGCACGTTGTTGCATTGCACAAGGCTATGATGTATGACAAATTGCAAAAGTCAAAACCAGCCTTGACAAAAAAAATAGCTGAAGCACCTAAGATGATGAAGTCTGGTACTGTAGCAAAAGCAGGTAACAACGAAACAATGAAAAAACAAAAAGCACAGTTGCGACAAACAGGCAGAGTCCGAGATGCCGCAGCTTTATTTGAACAATTTTTAGAATAAGGAAAAATCATGGCAACGTATCAAACCTATACCTCTATTGGTAATAGAGAAGATTTGTCAGATGTTATTTATAACATTTCGCCAACAGAAACTCCATTTATGAGTTCTATTGGTAAGACAAAAGCAACAGCAACATATCACGAATGGCAAACTGATTCACTTGCAGCAGCAGCAGCTAACGCTGTAGTTGAAGGTGACACAGCTTCTGACATTACAATTAGTCCAACAACACGAGTAGGTAACAGAACTCAAATCTCATCTAAAACGATTAAGATTTCTGGTACTATGGAAGCAATTAACAAAGCTGGTCGTAAATCTGAAAAGGCTTACCAATTAGCTAAAGTTTCTGCTGAAATTAAACGTGACATGGAAAAAGCACTTTTAAGCAACACAGTTGCATCAGCAGGTAATGCTACAACAGCTCGTACACTTGGTGGTTTACAAACTTGGTTAAATTCTAACTACGTTGGTGGCACTAACGGTACTGCTGGTTCATTAGGCACTACAGCTCGTGTATCTGGTACAGACGCAGCTTTTTCAGAAACAATGCTTAAAACAGCAGTAAAATCTGCATTTACAAATGGTGGTAATCCAACAGTTCTTATGACAACTCCAACACAAAAAGTAAACGTATCAGCATTTACTGGTGTTGCAGCTCAACGTTATATGGCTACTGGTGACAAACCAACAACCATTATCGGTGCAGCAGATGTTTACTTATCAGACTTCGGCACATTATCTGTTGTACCTAACAGATTTATGACTGCAGATTCTGGTGATAGTGGTGAACAAGCATTTGTTCTTGATCCAGAGTACGCAGCAGTTGCATATTTACGCCCATTCCAAACAAATGAATTGGCTAAATCTGGTGACGCAGATGTTACACAACTTTTAGTAGAATACACACTAGAAGTGCGTAATCAAGCTGCTCACGCAATTATTGCTGACTTGGCAGAGTAATAAAGGTTTAATGGAACTTTATCCATTATTGAGTGCAGAGGTGATAGGTCATGCCTACACCTCTGTTATTCTTTTTATGATTACATTTTAAAATGAAACCAATAACATTTAGAACAAGCGTTGTGCATGATACTGATAATGGTTTAGTCATTGAAACTAAACAAGACATTACAGATATTATAGATAATAATTACAACCAAAGAAAACACACAGATAAACACACCCGTTGGGGTGATGATTTATTTGATAATAAGATAGCTAGTATTCCTATGACTGTCTTTGACGAATTAAACAAAAGAGGTATTGTGCGTGGATTCCATGTCATAGACCAAAAAGCATTTAGACGATTTCTTAATGACCCAGACAACAAAGTGTTTCGTACACGAGAAGGCACAGTATAATGGCATTTACAAACTATACAGATTTGAAAGCTACAGTAGCTGATTACTTAGCTCGTAGTGACTTAACAACACAAATACCAGATTTTATTCAGTTAGCAGAGAATAGATTAAGACGTGATCTTCGTGCAAGATTTATGCTTAAAGTTGTGACTACAACAACGACAGCTGGCGATAAAACAGTTGCATTACCTAGCGACTTTTTAGCTATGCGTGGATTATATTTACAAACCACACCAGCATCTACTATTGAATATTTAAGTAATCCAAGTTTCTTTACTAACGCCAGAACAACAGAATCTGGTGTACCTACAAAATACACAGTATTAGCAGCAGAGTTTCAATTTGCACCTATTCCAGATTCAGCATACACATTAAATATGCTTTATTATGCAGCACCTGCATATTTAAGCTCAGCAAATTCATCTAATGTATTCTTGGCTAATTGCCCAGATCTATTATTATACGCAACATTAGGTGAAGCAGAGCCATATCTTATGAATGACGCAAGGGTTCAAACTTGGGCTGCATTGTACGATAGAGGTGTAAATTCATTAACAGCAGCAGATGATTCTAGTGAATATACTGGAAATCTTTCAATTACAACAGCATAAGGAAAAATCATGGCAGAAATGAGTAATTATTTAGAGAACGCTTTAATTAACGTAACTCTACGAGCAACATCTTACACAGCACCTACAACAGTTTATGTAGGTTTATTTACATCAGACCCTACAGATGCAGGTAGTGGTACAGAAGTATCTGGTGGATCATATGCTAGAACAGCAGTTACATTTGGTGCACCAGCTAACGGTGTAACTACAAACTCTGCTGACGTTACATTCCCAACTTGCACAGCTTCATGGGGAACAGTAGGTTGGATTGGTATTCATGATGCTTCTACATCAGGTAACCTTCTATACCATAGCCCATTAGATACATCTAAAACAATTGATACTGGTGATATTTTCAAAATCAGTAGCGGCAATCTTTCTGTGACGTTGAGCTAAATACATAACCTAACGGAAACTTAAATATGGCATTAGTCGTCAAAGATAGGGTCCAAGAAAGTTCTACCACTACAGGCACAGGTACGTTTACACTTGCTGGTGCAGTATCTGGCTTTCAATCATTCTCTGTTATCGGTAATGGTAATACTACTTACTACGCTATTGTTATGGGTTCAGAATGGGAAGTAGGTCTAGGTACATATACATCTTCAGGCACTACTTTATCTCGTACAACTGTATTAGAGTCTAGCAATGGTGGTTCTCTAGTCAACTTTAGTGCAGGCACTAAAAACGTATTTGTAACATATCCTGCTGAAAAAGCTACATACCAAGACGCTAATGGTACAGCTATAGCACCACAACTATCAGCAAGTAATGGTCTTGTAGAAAACGCTAATACTGTATCAGCAAACTACACGATACAAACAAACTATAATGCTATGAGTGCAGGACCTGTCACAGTCAATTCAGGAATAAGTTTAACTATACCTTCAGGAAGCAATTGGGTGGTCGTATGAGTATTACTATTAATGGTACAACAGGCATTTCAGGTGTAGACGGTTCATCTACAACACCTGCCTTTCAAGGAACAGATACCAACACAGGTTTATTCTACGGAACAGATATTGTAGGTATCTCTACAGGTGGTTCAGAAAGAGTAAGAGTAGACGCATCTGGTAATGTAGGGATTGGTACTACGAGTCCTGCAACAAAACTACACGTTACAGGAGCAAGTGGCTCTTTAAATGCAAGAATAAATGCTGGTAATACAGGTTTAGATATTACTTCTAATGATGCTACAGGTGTTACAGATGTAGCTACATCTCCATTAGGTGCAGGTGGTAAAGTAATGACTTTTACTACTTATAATGGTTCTTCATCAGCAGAACGTATGCGTATAGACTCTAGTGGTAATTTATGTTTTAACACCACTAATTCATTACCTGGTGTAGGTGGTACATCTACTGGTATTGCATTAAATTCAGGAAATTTACTAGCTGTGTCACGAGGTGCTGACACACCAGTTTCCATTAACAGAAGCACTAATGATGGCACTTTAGTAGACTTAAGACAAGATGGCACAACAGAAGGCTCTATTTCTGTATCAGGCACAACAGTATCATACAATGGTGGTCACTTATCTCGTTGGTCACAATGGCAAAATGAAACAGGCAAACCTAACGTATATCGTGGCACAGTATTAGAGTCTACAAACGATATGTGTGAATGGGAAAAAGATGGTGAACCATTACCTAACGAACAAGCTACAAAGACTATTGTATCTACTACAGTTGCATCTAAAGCAGTTGCTGGTGTATTTGACAGATATGATGAAGATGACGAAACTAACCCATACGACTTCTATGTAGCACAGTCTGGTGACTTTGTTATTCGTATAGCACAAGGTGTCGTAGTTCAGAATGGTGACTTACTAGAGTCAGCAGGTGATGGCACAGCTAAACCACAAGCAGATGACATCTGTCGTTCATCTACAGTAGCAAAAGTAACTTCTAATTATGTAAGTGCAACGTATGAAGATGGTTCATACTGTGTGCCATGTATTTTAATGATAGGTTAAACAATGTCTAAAATTTCTCTATCGCCTTCAGCCTCTGGTACAGGTAACTTTACAATAGCAAGTCCCAACAGTAATACTGACAGAACACTTACGCTACCAGATAATACAGGGACAATACTAACAAGTGCTAGTAATACTAACTTTCCTGCTGGAAGTGTAATACAGGTGGTAATAGCTACAACAAATACTTTTGCATCTACTACAAATACAATTCCATTAGATGATACTATTCCTCAAAATACAGAAGGTGCAGAGTTTTTAACTTGTAGCATTACACCTAAACTTTCTACATCAAAATTATATATTGATGTTGTTTTTAATACGGTATGTAATGTATCAAGTGCATTATCTACTATTGCTTTATTTCAAGACTCAACTGCAAGTGCTTTAATTGCTTGTTGGGGAGTATCAAGTTCAGCAAATGCACCACCACCACCATTGGTAATGTCTTATTCAATGACTTCTGGAACAACATCTTCAACCACATTTAAAGTTCGTGGTGGACAAAATTCTGCTGGCACTTTTCAAGTAAATGGAGCTTCAGGCACTAGATATTTAGGTGGAGCTATGATTTCATTTATTAAAATTACAGAGGTTGCAGTATAATGAATAAACACGAAGCCATATATAAACTTTATCCTAACATAGTCACTATTCGTGGTGATATTGCATACGATAAAGACGAACAAGAAGTCACATACGATAACAACGCTGTAGAAGCTCTAGTAGCATCTGAAGCATACAAAGAACTAAGAGCAAGAGAATATCCAACTATTACAGACTATCTAGACGGTATTGTAAAAGGTGATAACGCACAAGTACAAGCCTATATAGACGCTTGTCTAGCTGTAAAAAACAAATATCCTAAAGGTGTAGTATGACGACAATAGTTAGTGGAAGCTCAATAACGTTTAACGACAATACCACACAGAGCACAAGTGCGTATGGTGGTGGCTTTGCGTTCCGTAACCGTATTATAAATGGGGGGATGGTTATAGACCAGAGAAATGCTGGTGCTAGTGTGACACCAAACAATTCTTACACATTAGACAGATGGGTTGTTTATAATTCGCAAACATCAAAATTAACAGTTCAACAAAATGCTGGTTCTGTAACGCCGCCAAATGGGTTTAAAAATTATCTTGGTATAACATCTAGTTCAGCTTATTCAGTATCTTCATCTGATTATTTTTTATTACGGCAACCTATAGAGGGATTTAATACATCAGATTTAGGATGGGGAACTGCATCTGCTTCTACAGTTACTTTATCTTTCTTTGTTCGTAGTTCTCTTACTGGCACCTTTGGTGGAAGTTTGCAAAATAGTGATTTTACTAGAAGTTATCCATTTACTTATACAATATCTAGTGCAAATACATGGGAACAAAAAACTGTAACTATTGCTGGTGATACATCAGGTACTTGGGTAGGTGCAACTAATGGAATTGGAATTCAAATTAATTTTGGATTAGGGGTTGGTTCTACATATTCAGGAACAGCAAGTGCATGGGCAGGTGCAAATTATGTATCAGCCACAGGTGCAACATCAGTAGTAGGCACTAACGGAGCTACCTTCTACATCACAGGTGTCCAACTAGAAAAAGGCAGTACTGCTACATCTTTTGACTATAGACCTTATGGGACAGAGTTAGCGTTGTGTCAGAGGTATTATGAAACTAACTTTTCTGGTGTAACTATTCCTCAAAATTCTTATAGCTACTATACTGCTGCAACAGTTGGAAGTAATACGTATGCTGGTGGTGCTGGAGCAAATCAACAAATTTTAGGTCCAATTATGTATAGGGTTACCAAAAGGGCAAGTCCTACAGTAACTATATATAGTTGGTCATCTAGCTCAACTGAAAGAGTAAGTAATGGATGGACTGGAGCAGATTTTGCTGCTAATTCAGGCAAATTAAATATTTCTGCTTATGATGGTTTTAGTTTTTATAATAATACAGGTTCAAATATTACTACTGGCGGTTATAGCGTCATATTTAACTATACAGCATCTGCGGAGTTATAAACTATGTATAAATTAACAGAAAAAAATAACGGTATTATAAGAAATGATGGAGCTTTTATCCCATTTGACCCAGCTAACACAGATGCCCAACAATTTAAAATTTGGTTTCAAGAAGGAAATATTCCAACATCAGCAGATGGCGAAACAGCAGTTACACAAGAAGAGGTTGATGCCATAATTACTTTATTAAATGGTTAATAAACTAACAAAAGGAGTATAAATGTTTGGCATATCAGCGTTTTCGCAAAGCCCATTTAGCTCTTTAGCAGGCGGACAAACACTACTAGCTTCTGCTAGTGTAAATGCAACAGCTACTGTTACAGCATTAGGCTTTAGAATACTACCATTTAGTGCTTCTATCACAGCAGATGCAACTGTAACAGCTAGTGCTAACAGACTACAATTTGGTAACGCAGTCGTAAACTGCACAGGAACAGTTACTGCTAACGGTACTAGAGAACGCACAGGTAGTGCTGCTATATCAGTCTCTGCTGTTATTACTGTAGATGGTTTCTCATTTATCTATGGCACAGCAGATGTAAATGTAACTGCCACAGTAAGTGCTAGTGCTAATACAACATTATTCGGTAGTGGTAGTATATCTGCTAACGCTACAGTCACAGCAGATGGTAATAGAGTTCAGTTTGGTATTGGTTCTATCACAGGTAACGCTACAGTTACTGCTAATGCTAATAGCATATTCTCTGCTAACGGTGTTATTACAGCTAACGCTACAGTTACAGCATCTGCACAACGCACTAGAACAGACTCTGCAAGTATCACAAGTAATGCAACAGTCACAGCAAACGCTAATAGACTTACATTTGATAGTGCATCTATCACAGGAACTGCAACAGTCACAGCATTAGGTGGTTATGTAGTATCAGGTAATGCACAAGTCAATGGGTTTGCTATTGTGACAGCAAGTCCTAACGCTATACTAGCAGGTTTTGCTTATGTAGAAGGTGTAGGCACAGTAACAGCTAAAGGTACAATATTAGGTGAAGAATGGATAGTTGTACCAGCAGGCACAGAAACATGGACACCAGTATCAGCAGGATCAGAAACTTGGACAGCAGTATCAGTTTCTACAGACACATGGACAGAAATAACAGCAGGAACAGAAACTTGGACTGAAGTTACTCCAAGCACAGACATTTGGTTAAGACAAGGGTAAAAAATGGCAAAGACAAAAATTAGTGAGTATTCAGCAACCGCTGCTAGTAATACTGACATAAGTAATATTAATATTGCAGAAGGATGCTCACCTGCTAACGTAAACAATGCTATTCGTAGTTTAATGGCACAGTTAAAAGATCAACAAGATGGCACAGGTAGTGACCCATTTACTGTTGCAGGTACACTTACATCTTCAGGCACACTAGCAGTTACAGGTGGCGTAACTTTAGATGGATCTGCAGGAACTTCTGGTCAAGTATTGTTATCAGCAGGTTCAGGTAATACTCCTACATGGGGATCAGGATTCCCTAGTGGTGGTATTATTATGTGGTCAGGCACTATTGCTACTATCCCTAGTGGTTGGTATTTATGTAATGGTTCTAACGGAACTCCAGATTTACGAAACAGATTTATTGTTGGTGCACATTCTGATACTTCTGGTGTAGCATATACAACTATTACAGGTTCTAATACACAAACAGGTGGTAGTAAAGACGCTATCGTAGTATCTCATACTCATACTGCTACAGTTACTGACCCAACACACTCACATTGGGGTTGGAATGGAAGTGTTCGCACAAACACAAATACTGCTGGTGGAACTAATGATAATTCTACTTCTGGTGGTGGTGCTGTTGGTTTTGAAACTCTTTATGCTGCATCTACAGGAATTACAGTTTCAAACTCTACAACAGGTTCTAGTGGTACTGACCAAAACTTACCACCATACTATGCACTAGCATTTATTCAAAAAGCATAAAATGAAAATATGTACTAAATGCAATATTGAAAAACCAAAAACTGAATTTTATAAAGAAAATAGAAGTAAGCAAGGAATTCAGTCAATGTGCAAATTGTGTTTTAAAAAATGGCAACAATCTAATGAAGGTAAAATATCAGCAAGAAAAGCTCATTTAGCACAAAAATATAATATTACATTGCAAGATTATGATGATTTATTATTAAAACAAAATAATTGTTGTGCAATATGTGGCGAAAATGTAGAAAATTGCGAAAAAGGTTCAGGACACCGTTTGGCTGTTGACCATTGTCATACTACAGGTAAAGTTCGTGGATTATTATGTTCAGCTTGTAATATTTTATTAGGAAAAGCAAAAGATAATATTTCAATATTACAATCAGCAATTAACTATTTAAAAGTAAAGAGATAACATGCCTACACAACGTATAGCATTTAAAGAATGGTTACCAGACCAACCTAGCATATTAGACTCTGTATCAGAAGCTAATAATGTTGTTCCTTTGGCTGTAGGATATGGTCCGTTTAGATCAGCAGTAAATTACTCAGCAAATGCTTCTGAAGATTTAAGTAATTGTTTTGCTACTAGAATTAACAATGATGTCAAAGTATTTGCAGGTGGCAATACTAAACTATTTGAACTAGACCCTACAGACTTGTCTTTAGATGATGTATCTAAAAGTGTAGCTAGAACAATTAGTAATGTATCACTCACCTCTAACGTAGCTACGATAACAACAGCCGCAGCTCATAAGTATAGTCCAAATGATTCTGTAGTCGTAGATGCTAGTAATAACGTGTTTGATGGTACTTACACGATTATAGCTGTGCCAACAGCAACTACTTTTACCTATGCAAGAACTAACGCCAATATTACTAGTGCAGCAGCTACAGGTACAGTTATAGCAGGAGCTTATACAGGCACAAACAGATGGCAATTTCTACAGTTTGGTAATTATGCAATAGCCTCTAATGGCTCTGAAAAAGTGCAATACTATGATGTCAACGCATCTGCTTATTTTGGTGATTTAGCAGCAGCAGCACCTATCGCAAAATTCATAACTGCGGTGCGTGATTTTGTTGTATGTGCAAATATTGGTGCAGGTACAAATCCTGCTAAAGTGCAATGGTCAGATATAAACGACCCAACGGATTGGACTTCAGGTGGTGCATCACAGTCTGACTTCCAAGAACTTCCTGACGGTGGTGACATTACAGGTATTACTGGGGGTGAGTTTGGTATAGTCTTTTTAGAAAAAGCCATTGTGAGAATGACCTACATAGGTTCACCATTATTCTTTCAGTTTGACACAATCTCTAGAAACATTGGCTGTATAGAAGGTGGCTCTATAGCACAGTATGGTGGCTTTGTTTATTTCTTATCAGATGATGGATTCTATGCTACTAATGGTCAAACATTAGAAAATATTGGTGCAGAAAAAGTAGATAGATACTTCTTTAATAATGCTAACATTGCAGATATAGACTCTATCTCAGCAGCCGTAGACCCTGAACGTAATTTAGTGATTTGGAACTACACAACTATATCTGGTCCTAGAGCATTACTTATTTATAATTATGAAACTAAAAAATGGTGTGAGGCAGATACAGATGTAGATGTTTTATCTACCCTAGCCACTTCAGGCACATCTTTAGATGGTATAGATTCTGCTTATGATATAACAGCAGGTTCTTTTGTAGCTACAAAACAATATACCATTAGAACAGTAGGCACTACAGACTTTACCCTTATAGGTGCAGTTGCCAATACAGTAGGCGTATTATTTACAGCCACAGGGGTAGGCTCAGGCACAGGTGTAGCAATAGACATGGCAGCCTCAGCCGCAGCTCTAAAAACAATAGATACACTTGTAACGACTATGGATGATAGACTTTACAAGGGCGGTAAGTTCTTATTTGGTGGTGTAAGAGATGCTAAAATTATTACATTCACAGGCACAAATGCAACAGGCAGTATTGTAAGTAATGACTTAGAATATGGTTATAATTCTGTAGTAACAACTCTAAGACCTTCTATCGGTAATGGTAGTGCAAATGTGCAAATAGCAAGTAGACGTATGTTAGATGATACCATAACCTTTGGCACATCTGTATCAGCTACACAAGAAGGCAGATGTAGTGTAAGAAGTGCAGGTCGTTATCATAGAGTCAATGTCGTACCAACAGGTGCTAACTGGTCATCAGTTATTGGAGTAGATGTGGACTACGCAGAACAAGGAACTAGATAATGGCTCGTAGTGATATGTACCGTAAACTACCTTTTTTAGGTGGTGACCCTAGAAGTGTAGCTGAAATAGTAAACAATTTAGTAGAAGGTAAGTCTAACAATACAGGCGAGTTTTCTACAGCAACAAGCACAACATCTACGACACTTACAGACGAACGTATAGGATTTAATTCAGTTATCTTATTTATGCCATTAGACTTAAATTCTGCTGCTGAACTAAAAGATATTTACTTTACTAACTTTGCACAAGGAAGTTGCACAGTTAATCATGGAAGTCATGGTGTTTCAAGGAACTATCGTTATATAATAGTAGGATGATATTACATTATATACCTAAAGATAATTTACGTCAACATTGGGAATACATTAGACACGGATTAGAAATAGTCAGGTCTAAAGGTCACACAGATTATATTGCTGAAGACGTATATTGTGATTGTTATGAACAACGTTCTATGTTGTTTATGGGCATTATAGATCACAAACCAGTAGGATTCGTAGTACTTCAACCAATAGGAAACAGGCTTCATGTATGGGCTGCATGGTCATTACTTAATGACGATACACTCTTTATGCAAGCATTTCAAGAGATTCAACAAATAGCAAAACAAGGCGGTAAAACTAAAGTTACGTTTAACTCCGAAAGACGTGGATGGGAACGTAAGGCAAGGCAAATGGGTTTTAAACCTCAAACATGGGAATATACACTTTAAGGAAAGAATATGTTTAAGTTACACAATTGGGTACAAGAATTAGTACAATCATTTACATTTTATGGTGGTGGTGGTTCAGGTGGTGGTACATCTGAAACAAAAAGCGAACTAGATCCTACTGTAAGACCATTTGTAGAATATGGATTAACTGAAGCTAAAAATCTATATCAAACAACTACGCCTGAATATTTTAAAGGTGCTACATATATTAGCCCATCTGCTCAAACAGAATCTGCATTAGCACAAGCAGAAGCACAAGCAAGAGCAGGAAGCCCACTTACAGGTGCAGCACTTAATCAACAATTAGGTACAGTACAAGGTCAGTATCTAGGTGCTAATCCATACTTTGAAGCAGCAATGAGACCAGCTGTTACTTCAGCTACACAAGCTTATAATGATGCTATTAGATCAGCACAAGGTTCAGCATCTATGGCAGGTCGTTATGGATCAGGTGTAGCTGCAGACTTACAAAATAGAGCTGCACAAACTTTAGCATCAACATTAACTGGTAAAGCGGGTGAACTTGCTTATCAAAACTATGCTACAGAACGAGGCAGACAAGAAGCTGCTGCAGCACAAGCTCCTCAACTAGCTCAAGCTAGATACCAAGACATTCAACAACTTCTTAATGTTGGCAAGACTCAAGAAGATTACGCTAAAACTGCTTTGCAAGCTGATATTGACAGATTTAACTTTGAACAAAACAAACCATATCAAAAATTATCTGCTTATCTTGGTGCGGCTTATGGAGCTCCTCAAGGACAAGTTACCAAAACAACTCAATCAGGTGGTGGCAAGATAGTCTGCACAGCTATGTGCCAAGAGTATGGATTTGGAAGTTTCCGTCAATCTATTTGGTTAGCACAATCTAAAGACTTAGACCCAGCATACGAAAAAGGTTATCACACTCTATTCTTACCATTAGTCAACTATGCTTATAAGAGTGGTCAAAAGAACCATCTACAACGCATTTTAAAGGGTGTTTTAGAGCATATCGCAAGACATAGGACTGCTGATATATGGAAACAAAAACGTGGTAAAACTAGAGATAATTTAGGTATGGTTTACAGATTTATTCTTGAACCTATTTGCTATGTAGTAGGAAAGGTAGGAAAATAATGGAGCCAATTATTATTGGTGCAGGTATTGGTGCATTAGGTTCTGCTGCTCAAGGCAAAGACCCACTAACAGGTGCTTTACTTGGCGGTGCTACTGGTGGTGCGTTTGGCGGATCTCAAAGTTTATTTGGCGATAAAATTGCTAATGCATTTAGTGGTTTAACGTCTGGAAATGTTGCACAAGGTGTACAAGCAGCAACTGGTCAAGCAGCAACGCAAGCTGTTCCATCTGTTGGTATTCAAGGCTTAGGTCAAGGTTTAAATTATGCAGATGATTATGCTGGATTTGCATTTAATCCACTTGATGATTTTGCAATACGTTCTGCTGACGATTTAGCTGCATCTGTAAACAAAATAGATACAGATATAGCTGGTGGATTATTTGATTTAAGAAAGGCATTACCTCCTACAAAATCTTTAACACCAAATGAAGCATTTACTGATGGCCTTAAATTATCTGTTGACGATTTAAGAAGTTCATTGCCATCAATGAATATGCCATTAGCTGATCGTGTAAACGCTATGAATACATCAGGTTTATTTAATTATACTGGCCCTACAATGTTAGACAAAGTTACAGGGTTAGGTACTGATACATATTCTTTTGCAAAAAATAATCCTATAGCTACTGGTGGCTTTGCTTTAAAAGGTCTAGAGGCAATGACTACACCAACAAAAATTGATACATCTGATCAACGTCCAATACGTCAAGGTCAGTTTGAAGGATACACTCCTACAGCGGCAGCAAGCAATGTAGCTCCACAAATTACACCAGTTCCAATAAACAAAGCTGGTATGCCACAATTGTATACTATGATGGCACAAACCCCAGAATTAAGAAAATTTTATCCAGATTTATTCGGAGGCTAGTCAATGGCACTATTAGACAATTTACCAAACATATTTCCAACACAAGAACCAGATTATTTAAAAGGTTTGCTTGGCGATAAATATGCAGATTTGCAAAAACAATCTACAAAATCTGGATTAATTAATGCAGCTTTAACTTATCTTACGCTTCCAAAAAATCAAAATCTTGGTACTGCTAATATTTTAGCCAGATCATATTTAGGTGGCTTACAAGGTGCTCAAGGCATTTACGACACTAGAGCTAAATATTTAACTGATGCACTCAATGTTGCCAAAACTACCAAGCAAATTGAAATGGAAGGCATGACTGAAATAGATAAATTAATAATGCAAAAAAACAAATTAGCTCAATTAAATCCAAATGATCCAAACATTGCTTTATATGATCGTGCTATTGCTGAAAAAACTGGAGCATATACAGGCATGACTGAATTTGATAAACAGTTAGCTAATTTAGAAAAAATGAAAGCAACAGATCCAAACAATCCAATGATACCTTTATACGAACAATTCCTTACTCAAAAAGGTGGTTTGTATGGTAGTAGTGTAGAAGGCGTATCTTACAATATTCTTCTTAGAGGTTCTGGTGATTCTGAAACAGCAAAAGCAGTAAGAGCTAGTGCACCATATGCCATTGCGTATCGTGAAGCATTTGAACCAAAAACAGTTATGCAAACTGTACAAGATCCTGTTACTGGTGTTACAAAACAAATTCCTGTGCAAATTAAACCTGCTCCGCCTCCAAGAAATATTTTACCTCCAGAGTATAAATATGATGGCACTACAGTACCAGCCATAGTACCGTCTACTACACCTGTAGCAGATACTGGAAATATTACTAAGGCACCAACAGCATTAACAGAACAACAAGCTACCAAAGCAAAAGAAAAAATTGATTCAGGTATATTATTTAATACATCGTTAGAAACTTTAAAAAATGATATTAAACAAAATGGATTACAAATTGGTGGTTTTGGTGTAGCTGGTGCAAGACAACAATCATTATATGAAGATGCTTTAACTAAACTTCGTATTGGTGCTGAACTTGGCGTACTTAATAAAGAAGATTTGCCACGCTTACAGAAACAACTTCCACCTCCAGACCAACTTCTTACATTAATAAAAGGTGGGTTTAGCATAGATAGTTTATTGGGTGCAATTGAAGCAGTTCAACAAAGTAATAATGCAGGCATCCAATTGTATACAAATAAACTTAATCCTACACAAACTCAACCAGCAGGTGCAGGTGGTGGATCAGTATTAGATCTTGATGCTATTTCAAAAGAACTTAAACGAAGAAAAGGTAAAAAATAATGGTAGACTTTTCAAAATTTTCTACTAAAGACTTAGAATACCTTAAAGCACAAAAGCTAGATAAGGTTTCTACAGATGGCCTTAGTGAGCTTCAAAGACAATTATCTGGTGTTCCAGCTGGTGCTGCCGATAAAAGTATTCCATACGATTTATTAGTTCCTCCAGAACAAAGAGTTAAACCAACTGAACCTGCGGTACAAAGGCCACAAACCAGCATTGATCAAATTCCAATTCTAAGAGAAGCTCTAGGTGCATTTGAAACTGGTGTAGCTGCTGTCAGTCCAATAGTTACAGCACCAGTAGGTGCTTATTATGGTTTAGGTAGACAAGCTATTGGTGGTATTACTGGTAACCAATATGCTCCTAGTGCTGAAGAAGCTGTGATGAAAGGTATGGAAGCAACTGCATATAGGCCACAAACTGAAATTGGCCAAAAGGCAATGGAAGGTCTAGGTAGTTTTTTAGAAACTTCCAAACTTGCTCCAACTCCAATGGTAGGTAATGTTCCTCAAACAATACCACGCAAAGGTTTATTTGGTGCTGATCCTAGATCACTAGAGTTTAATGCTATGCCAATTAAATTACCATTTACTAAAGCTCCATTATATGTTCCTACAGTTGGATCTAAATTATTTAAACAATCAAAAGTAGATTTAGGTGGTGTACCAGAACAACAATTTTTTCAAGAACAAGCTACTAATCTTTTTAATCAAGCTCAAAGTCAAGGCATTACATTAAAGAAAAATGTATTCCAAGCCAACATGAAAAACTTGCCATCAAGATTAAGACAAGAAGGTTATACACCTAGCGGTAATTTCCCAGACGTTAATGCTGCAATTAAAGAACTTACTTCTGGAAAACAACCTGTAGACTTTACTGAAATTCAATCATTACGAACCATGATTAAAAATGGTCAAGCATCTGTTAATGCAAATGAAAGACGTATTGCTACAAGATTATTAGATGAGTTTGATGATTATATGGCTAATATGCCTGTAAGAGATATTAAGATTGGTAATAAAGAAGCTCTTAAAACATGGCAAGAAGCTCGTGATAGTTATGCTAAATTTAAGAAGTCTGAAATATTTACAGATATGCTTGATGAAGCTCAACTTGATCGTACTAAGTTTACACAGTCTGGCACAGAAAATTCATTAGCTAAACAAATGAGGCAGCTAGCTAAAAATGAAAAGCGTATGCGTTTATTCTCTAAGGGTGAACAAGATGCAATTATTGAAGCAGCTAAGGGTAGTGACTTACAACAAACACTTAAATTTGTAGGTAGATTTGCTCCAACATCTACTGTGTCTGCATTGCCAACAATAGCTCTTGGTGCAGGTGATATTCTTACTGGCGGTGCGTTTGCTGGTGCTACAACTGTTGGTCGCATGGGTGCAACCAAAATGCGTGAAGGTGCTATTACAGACTTAGCTACTTTTATGAGAAGCGGCCAACCTAATAGATATGAAATTACACCTAGAAATATTAATTTAAGAACTACTGGTGCAGGATATGGTATTCCTCAAGGTTTACTGTCAAGCTACCTTCTTAACCCAGAGGACGAAATGCAATGAGTAATGAAATAGATCCTATACAATATGGCAAACTAATTGCACAGGTACAAAACCTGCAAGATAAAGTAGAAAATTTAGAAGTGGATATTAAAACTCTTTTAGAACTTGCTAATAAATCTAAAGGTGGTTTTTGGGCAGGTATGACCATAGCTTCTTTTATTGGCGGTATTGTTACATTTGTGATGCACTCATGGATTAGCAAATGACATTTATTACAGAGAACAATATAGCAAACCTATATTCAGCTCTAATAGAAATGCCCATATTTGATGAGTATAAACTCCCACCTGCATCTAAAGTAGACTTCGTAGTATTGCATGACGATACTATATGTGGACAATATGAACCACCAGAAAAAGGTGAACCTCATGTTATTACTATATCTACTGCACGTCATTCTCATCTATATCCTGTCTTAATGACTCTGTGCCATGAACTTATCCACATGTGTGTATATTTAGACTCACCTAAAACAGAACAGTATGCAAGCCACAAAGGCTTGTTTTTAAAACTACAAAAGCGTGTAGCCAAGATGTATGGCTTTGACCCTAAGGAGTTATAATGTTAAGTATTCTATCAGGTATATTAGGCTTTGCCACAAGTGGTTTACCTAGTTTACTATCATTCTTTCAACAGAAAGGTGACCAAAAGCATGAAAGAGAAATGGCTAAACTTCAAACAGAACGTGAACTTGAACTTGCAAAAGCTGGTTTCGTATCTCAAGAAAAAATTGAAGCAATTAAACTTGATCAAATAGAAGTTCAAACATACGCACAAGAACGTGAAGCACTATATGACCATGACAAGAAGTTAGTAGATGGTGCAAGTAAAACAGTAAAGAACTGGAACGCTATGGTTAGACCTGTAGTAGCGTTTATCTTTGTAGGTGAGTTAGTTCTTATTAACCTTATCTCATTAGTTTGGGCTATGTGGTCAGGCGTAGACTTTGTAATAGCATCTCAAGAAGTATTTGGTTCAGAAGAAATGGCTATTACTGCATCTATCATTGGCTTTTACTTTGGCTCTCGTACATGGGAAAAGAAACGTGAAGGTATCTAATGCTGGTATACAACTTATTAAACACCATGAGGGTGTTCGCTACAAGCCTTATACTTGCCCTGCTGGTTTGTGGACTGTGGGCTTTGGTCATCTTATCGGTAATGGTAAATCTTTGCCTAAAGAGTGGAACAAAACTTTTACTCAAGGTGAAGTAGATGCAATTCTTAAACACGACCTCAAACGTTTTGAGTTGGGAGTGCATAAGATGCTACCTAACGTGCCTTTACGACAACATGAGTTTGACGCTATTGTCAGCTTTTGCTTTAATTTGGGTCTTGGATGCTTTCAGCGTTCAACCATCCGTCAAGCGTTGCTTCGTGGCGATAAAGAAGCGGCTATGGCATCGTTAGTTAAATACTGTAGAGCTGGTGGCAAAATCTTAAAAGGTTTACAAAACAGACGTTTAGATGAAAGAAGGCTTTTTGAAGGTTTATAATAAGTTCTCTCAACACTAGAGAATACTTATGAAAATACTTTTACTTGATATTGAATGTGCTCCAAACCTTGCAACTGTATGGGGTATCTGGCAGCAGAACGTTGCATTAAATCAATTACTAGAATCATCGTATACACTTTGCTATGCGGCTAAATGGTATGGCGAATCAAAGATCATGTTTGACTCAATATACAAAACAGATCGTAAGCATATGCTAAAGAGCATTCATGAATTGATGGAATCTGCTGACGTGATTGTCCACTATAATGGCCTACGTTTTGACATTCCCATGCTCAACAAAGAATTCTTAGAAGCTGGTATGAATCCACCAAGCCCAGTAAAACACATTGACTTATTAAGAGTAGTAAAAAGTAACTTTAGATTTGTTTCAAATAAATTAGATTATGTTTCTCAGCGTTTAGGTATTGGTAAAAAAACTGATCATGAAGGCCACGAATTGTGGCTGAAGGTTATGGATAATCAGCGTGAAGCATGGAAACGTATGGAAACATATAACAAGAATGACGTAGTGCTGCTTGAGAAGTTGTATGACAGACTTAAAGGTTGGATTAAACAACATCCAAACCATAATGCGTATTCTGCAAATTTATGCTGCACAAATTGCGGATCAAGCAAATTACACAAACGTGGTGAAGTAAGATCAAGAACGTCAATATTCCAACGGTTTCAATGTCAAGATTGTGGTGCATGGTCAAGATCAAATAAATCACAAAAGATAGGTAAGGAATTTCTCGTAAACATTTAAAGGTTAGTATGTCTGGCGATATTCAAAAACTATGTGAAAAGATAGTAGGTAAAACAATTGTCAGTTGCGAGGTTGATTTTAACGACCAAGTTATTTACCTTGAATTTGAAGATAGTTCTCTAGTGGAAATATCTGGTGAGGATTTAGACATATATATGGAATTTCAAGAACTAGACGATTAAATACATCTAAACGCATTTTAAGGTAGCCCAGCTGGTATATATATTATATGGGTATACCTATCTATCAACTCTTAATTTAAACTTGTTTAACACGCTTATCCAGCGTTATACATAGGACTTCTATGCCAGTATTAAATACATATGCTAGTCAACAAAACCCATCTAATTTATCGCCATTAGACCGTTTACTAAATCAGTACATTCAAGGTGATGCACCTTTAGCGTATATGATGCGTGGCGATCCAAAAGGTTTATGGCAAAATTTAAACACACCAAGACCTGTTAATATGACTAAAGATATAACAGATTTTGCTGTAAACTCACTTACACCTATGGGATTAATTGGATCAATTTCTCATCCATTTTTAAAACCTAGCGGCATTTTACCAGTTAATGCAACATCTGCTGAAAAATCAGCATTTACAAAATATAAAAAAGCATTAGAAAATAAAGCATTTGCTAGACGTGAAGAAATGCGTGAAACTGGAAAATCAGATATTACAAAATCTGATATAGGTCAAAGAACAGTTATTCAACCAGAATCGTTATTAGGCAAAACAATTGTGCCAGTTGTAGGCGATGTATCAGAAACTGGACTTGCTGTAAAAAACATTGAAGGTGTGCCATTAAGCAATACAGTACTAGGTCAAGGTGGTGAAGGATATTCATTACAGCACAAGAATCTTGGTACAGGTAATGCATGGGCATCTATGTATAACGCAGCTAGTGGCAAGCAATTAAACTTTAATAAAGCTAGAGAAGCTACTGGCCAAGATGTTGTTGGTGTGTATTCAGCAATGTCACCAGAAAACAGTATGAATTTTAGTTTACCAATATCTGAATCAATTGTAAGACAAATAGACGTACTTAAGCCACGAGTAGCTGACATTAAATTAGCTAATAAAGAAATTCAACAGACACTTCAAAGCAAAGATAAAAACATTAAGTTTGTTGGATTAACAGATGATAGAATTTACGATCAATTGCAAAAGTCTGGTAATTTAAGAAAATCCATTGTTGAAACATTAAGTAAAGCAAAATTCCAAAATCTTGGATTTCCTAACGTTGACGATATTAACAAAACATTTAAGAGTCAAGCATTAAATGATGTTAAATTAGGCGATGCTGGGTATACTATGTTTGCATCAGATCCATCTGGGAAACTTAATCCAGTTAGCGGTCATTTATCTTATGATACTGGCATACTTGGTAATTATATTGGGGGACTTGAAAAATCAGTTCCTGCTGAAGTTATGTTCCCAAAGATTTTTGATTACACAAGCAAACTCTTAACTAAACCACAAGGTGCTGGTGTTCCTAGACCGTACAGTAAAACAGATCAAATTAACGCATTAAGAACAAGTCACCTATATGAACCAGTTGATCAACAATGGTTAGACAACTATATGCAATTTATAGAAAAAAGTAAAAAAGGATTACTATAATGGCATTAATGGATTTTAAAAATTTAAAATTTTTAAGTGAAGGATCAGACGCTGACTGGAAAAAAGCATTAGCTGAATCAAAGTTAATTGCTCAAGGTAAGCAAGTTCTTAAGCCTAGTGAATACACACCTACAGAAAGACTTGTTACTAACCCATTAACTAAAGGCCTAGAGTTCTTAAACGTTGATCCTAGATTTGCTAGACGTACATCTGAAAATGTTGCTAATGTTGCTGGCTTTACTCCAGCTGGCATACCACTATCTGGTGCTGAAGGCGGTGACATATTTGGCAGATCAGTTGCAAAAAATAATCCATTAGGTATGGCTGGTGGGTTAGGTGTTGGTGCTGCTGGTATATTTGTAGGTAAAGGATCTAAAACTTGGGATGCTGTTAAAGCTGCTAAAGCTGAAGATATGTTAGCTAAAGGTGCTGATCCTAGAGAAGTATGGTCTTTACTTGGTACTGGAAGATCCACATGGGATAAACAACTAAGGCAAGAAATAAGTGATGATGCTGCTAAATTTAAATATAAGCCTGTATATGATGTTAAATCTCTTCCACAAAATGAATATAATAAACTTGGTGATTTTTTAGATCATCCACAATTATATGCAGCACACCCAGAGCTAAAAGAAACAAAAATAGAGTTTGAGCCACAAGCATTTAAAGATAAAAAAGGAAATCCTAAGGCATTAGGTGCTTCTTACAACAATCCATTAGATAGGATTAGATTAGAAATCTACCCACCAAACTATAGTTTTCAAGATAATATTGATCCAAAAGACTTAAATAATATACTTAGAAATGTATTGCATGAAACAAATCATGCTGTTCAATTTAAAAATGATTTTGGAAGAGGCGGCTCTGCAGCATTATTTCCACAAACTTCTGCAAATAAAAAATTAGAAAAACAAATTATGCAGGCTAATGCATTACACATTTTAAGAGATAAGCATGGTGTACCATTAGATAAATTAACTGATACATTTAGCAGAGTTACCAATAAAAAGTTAGCTAAAGGATCTATGGATTTATTTGATAAATATAATAGAGATGAGTTAAAGGCAATATATAACGATATTGCAAATCAAGATATTAGAAAATATAAACGACTTGGTGGCGAAGCTGAGGCAAGGCTAGTTGAAAGAAGGCAGCCATTAACTGACAAGCAAAGACTTGAAACATATCCATTTGAATATGTGCAAGGTAATCCACTTACATTAGATTACCCTACAAATGAATTATTTAATAGAAATACTAGCGGTACAATAGAAAACTTTGATCTATTAAATGATATGCTTTATAAAAATTAATCTTCGTCAGCAAATCTATTTAAAAGTGCTTCATGTTGCGGATTTATTTCATCATCTTCTTCTACAACCATTTGAAGTAACCAGTTTTTATAAACATCTGCTTTGCCCATATCTTCAACTAAATTACCTTTAAAAGATGATCTTAAAGTATATTTAATAATATTGCCTTTTAAATATCCAATAAACTCTTCTTTAGTAAGTTTAGCTTCAATCACATCTATAACCTCTACCCCACCTACCGTATAATGTTTTGGCGATGTAAATACATTATCTGACATAACTATCCTTTCATAAAAAATAAATCAATTAAAGTGTAACAGCCAATTAAAAACCAAACAATTCCACTAACAATTAATAAGTAAACAACAAACTCAAGCAGTTTTTCTAAAAAGGCCATTGCGTTCCCCATATGGTGTAGGTTTAGGTAATTTGATGTATCCTTGTCTTTCAAGATTTTTAAGTCTGTGAACATTTGTCACACAGTTTTCAATAATATTTTTCATCGTGCAATTAGGATTATCTTCAATATAATTTTTTATAAAATACGCTTGCCTTATGCTGTCTGCTCTTGTATACATAAATTAGTCCGTAAGTATTTTAATACACCATAATTATAACCACGCATTGTACACTCTAAAAGTGTGTAGTCAAGTAGCAATTCATCTATACGTCTACGGTTATTTGCACTATGAAACTCTATCAAAAATATTGATGGAAAGTTTACTAAGTTTTCCAGTATCTCAATCTCTGCACCTTCAGTATCAATCTTCATGATGTCACACTCTGGCAGATGTTTGGCTGACATTACCTTAACTATCTCACCTTCCTTAGCCTGCTCTTCACCACTATACAGACTAGCCTCACCACAGTTATGTAGTCCATAATACATTTGACGCTCACCATCTTCTTTACCTATAGCAAAGTTCTTAATGGCTATATCAGTACCTGCTGTATTCTGCCTTAATAAACTATAGTTTTCTTTTATAGGCTCATAGCAATCTATTTTTGGATTCTTAAAAAACTCATGTGCCCAAACTGCAAACCCACCTACATTAGCACCAATATCTATGATGTATGGATTTTCTAATGCACCAAGTATAGCATACTCACCTTGAAATATCTTTCCTACATGGCTAATCATGTTATTAGGAATTATCATCTGCTACATCCTTCCACCAGTAATTTTGTCCTCTACGTTTATAAAATTTATCATACCATCTTTTATTTTTATCTGACACTCGTCTTTTTATGTATCTTTTTCTTCCTTTAAAAAATAGACCAGTAACTTGATAAACAATCATTCTTTTATTTCCATATCCAATTCATCACTATCTGTCATGACATCATCAAAATCTTTATCAGTTGTATGTCTATATGATACTGCGTGCATAGAATTTGTTTCTGCATCACCTTTATGAACATCTAATATTCCACCAAAGAAAAATCCACATCCTTTTAAAAATATTTCCATATTTGCTATGACATCATCTAATCCATCTGCCTCAAATTCTAATGTGTTTTTAAAGCTACCTTCTTGCATTTCTAATTTGTATTTACTCATACTAACCTCCCACTGTATTGATAAGTTCCTGTATGTACTAACTGTGTCCAAGCTGCACCATGTACTTTAATACCATTATCACGAGCAAGTTTACAGAAATGATAATCCTCACTTAACAAATGATTTTGCTCATCAATGCTAGTGGTAAAGTATTCTGTGATCTTATCACCTAAATCAGAGTTGTCGTTTACATCACTCATATTATGTATATACGATGGACACTTGTCTTTGAGTTTATCAAATACCTCACGTTTAATTAACATAAAGCCTGTACCGCCATGTTTAATCTCAAATGGTTTATCTAATGGCACTAACTGTGACTTAACATCACCTACCATATTTACCACATACTCACCTGTAAAGTATTTAAGTTGATCCTGTGGCACTTTCTTTTCAATAGCATAAGCTACACCACCCCAGTTAATTTCTTTTTTAGGATACAGACCACATATAATCTCTACGTCAGAATCAATCATCTTTAATAAATCTTTTGCCTCAAACTGTATGTCAGCATCAATAAACATTAAGTGTGTAGCATCGCCTTTTAAAAAGTCATTTACTAATGTATTACGACCACGAGTGATAAGGCTTTCGTTATAAAGAAATGAAAAGTATGCTTCTATGTCTTTAGCATTAAGCCATGCTTGCAGTTTAAGCATAGACTCTAAATAAGTGCCATAACATAAACCTCCATACATGGGTGTTGCTATAAATAAATTTGGTTTAGTCGCCACCGTAAGCCTCCGTTAATAATTTGCTGTTGTATTTTTTAATGTTATTTACTTTAATAATATTTTTTGTGTCTGGAAGCAATGGCGTGATAGTCCAATTATGTAATTTGTTTTTTATATCTTTACAAATTTCTAAAGACGTTGGTTCTGAAGTCATAAGTCCAGACCACACAAGCTGTCCTGTGCTGTCAAATTCTTCTACTAAAAATGCTAGTGGCTTCATTAATAAAATACCATTCGTTTTATATGTACAATTTTTTTTCGGCCAAACCATTCTTTTTTTGGCGGTATAGAATCATCATGAAAATACAGACTGTTCGCAACTGGGTTAGGATACTTGTTAAACACTATGGTGTCAAGCACTAATAACTTTGTTTTAAGATATGCCTTCTCATTTACTGGGTGCTGCCTTTCATCTTGCACAGCGAACTGGCCAGATGCGTACACAACGCTGCACACACTATTACCCCACCTACCAGACTTAAGTCTGTTTCGGATTACGTTGATCACTCCCAGTTTTTCTTCAAGTGTCCTTGTATTAACTTCATGGTAAACAGCAGTACTGTAGCAGGCAATATCAAGCTCTAAACTATGAATGTCCATTATTACGTTTTCCTATAATGTCATGAATATAATGCTCATCATATCCAGATAATATTAAGCATATGTCTTTTACAACATTATCGTGTTCATTAAGCCACCTAATAGCAGATTCACGTTCAGTACCATAACCATCTATAGCATCTTTCATAGCCTGCAATAGTATTGCATGAAATAGTCTAGCGTGTGGTGTTGTTGCTAATTCAGCTCTTACTGACTCTTTAAACTCAAACTTAAACATAGACCTCTTTCATGGTTTTACTGATATTCCAGATAGCTTGCTGGGTGTATAATCTCACTTAATGGCATAAGCCAGAAACCTTTAAGGATACTAACCATGTGGACAACTCCAGCAGCTACTGAAATGCGTTTCGGTTTTGAAGTAACTATGTACGTTATGAACAAGTAATCTAAAAGTTACACTTAGTGTAATGTTGTGTATAGTGTGTATGGGGATGATCCTAAAAAGGAACATCCTCATTGTTTTCTACAGACTTTGCAGCTTCTTTTAGCTGTACAGTACCAGAAAGAAATTCACCTCTTGCACTTTGTCTAATCCAGCCAGACATTCTGTATTCAACACCGTTAATATTTAAATTCCCAGATCTATCTGGCCTCTTAGGGTTATCACCTTTATCATTTAAAAACAATGTAAAAGTATTGGTATTATCATATTCTGCCATACACTACTCCTTAATAAAAATTGGCTTACGTTTCCATCTTACTGGCTCAACGTCATCATCTAAGTACTTTAAGAACTCTAATGCTAACGGTGTGTACCATTTAATGAATGCTTTGTTACGTTCTACTTTAGTTACTTGTGTTGCATCTGGTGTCCAAACATAAAACCATGCATATGGTTGGTCACATACTTCAAGTTGTAACTGAACTTGAAAATAATATCGTTCTGGAATCTCTGGGTATACCATCTGTGTAAAGGGACACTTTATCTCAACTGGTATTTTTTCTATAAATGCATCTGGGCTGGCAGCATATGGCAACTCTGGGTGAAGTATTAATTTATTACCAGACTCACAGATAACATCCATGTCTTTTTCAAACTGGCTCAATGCTATAGGCTCATTAACTTGACCCCATTCTGTGGCCTCATTACCTTCAAATAGAGGGCTACGAAACGTCATGTCCCTCCAAAGTTTTTGCCTCTCGTAAACCGCTGCCCATGTATTACTAGCGGTAATACGATTGTGTCTAGCATTTTGCTTTAAGTGACTCATGCAGCCTTTCTTAAATCATTAGCAAAGTCACGCAATTTTTCTTGTGCGTATGGACTTAACTTATGGAAGGCCTGTTTTAACTCACCAGCTTCATGAGATAAGATCAGTTGGCCTTTAATAACCTCAAGATCCTCATCTGAAATCTTTTCAACAACTGGATTGTTTTGTTGGTGAATAGCATTAAGCACTTCATTAGCTGAAGCAAACTCAGTACCGCCAAGACCAAGACAAGCCAAAGCCCTACCGATAGCAGAAGTTTCACAATTTTCCACATAAGACGTACCATTGATTTGAGATGCCTTTCTAAATTCTTGTGCAAGGCCTGTAGCCACTACACGATTAACGGTATCAATTACAGATGCTTTAATTACGCATTGTTCTTGATCCAATTGAACTACCTCAGTAGTCAAACAATAATCCTTGAACTGTTCACGAAACTCTTGCACACGAAGTGCAACCGTTTTGTACTCTTTACCACGAATATTTACTACACCTTGTTTAGTTGTTGACATCACTTGCCTCCGTTTGTTTTTGTTGTTGTTCTAATTGTTCTTGCTCTTGTTGCTGGTACTGCTGGTAAAACTGTATATCGTCCATTTTCTTTTTGCTCCGCTTTATCGTTATCGGCCTTTAGCTCATCTGCAGCGGCCTTGATTTCTGCAATTAATTTATCTAATGAATTCATAAATGAAGTAACTCCAAAATATGATACAAAACCATTTTACCCCAACATAAAACTTTTGTGTAAACTTTTTTTGTAACCTTGTGTTAGTAATAAATCTAAAGAACCTATCCATTTTTGCCATCCTTAAATGGGTCTGGAGCTATTGTATTCCAGATTTGAAACTCTGGGTCAATAGATTTTGCTGTTTCAAGCAATCTAGTTTCTGTGGCTGATCCAAGCATCCATGCTTGATGATCATCTGAAAAATTATAGTACCAGTCATGGTGTTGAAGATCATCTATGTAGCTTTTTAAGATTGATATTGCTTCCATTAAATTACCCCTTTAATAATTATTACCAGCATAACATTGTTCATACATCATAGCGTCATCTGCAGCTTGCATATCTAATTCACTTAAAATACCCATAACATCATCTGCCCATTCACTACCTCTGTCAGTTAAAATATCACAACCATGTGATTCATTAGCAATAATGTACTTTAAATTTGCTGGTAAGTTTATTACATAATCTTCAATAATATCTTTGATAGTTGGAAGTCCAAAAAACGCAATAGCATTTTGGTCAATGTTTTTTAAGATTTCTTGTTGTATTAGTTGGTTTTTCATTCTAATCTCCGTTATTAAAAATGTGTTACAAGAGTTATATTATAGATTTAGTAAAATATGTCAAGAACTATTTATATAATATTTATATAATATTTATACAAAAATAGTTTGCAAATCATTTTTACTTGTGATAGCGTTCTTACCTATGGAATATCTTAGATTTATCATTTTAGACGAGTTTGACGGAAAACCGCTAAGAGCCTTTAGTATCAAGGCATCTGCACTATGGTTTCTTGAGAACAGGCCTAACTGTAAGTTAAAGGTTATTCCTAAAGCAAAGGTCGTGCCAGACATGACACAATATGAAGAATGTTTATTTTAAGGGGGTTATATGAAAGTTAGGCACTGGAGTAAATTTCAACATTTTAAGAACAAAACATCTATGGTTTGGTTCATGGTTTACGGTAGGGACATTATCAATGACCCA